ATGCCAAGCATCCAAAAGACCGCAAAAGGCTACCGCGCTCAGATCAAATTGGCCGGGGTTCGCGACAGCGACACTTTCCCGACACGTCGTGAGGCGGTCGAATGGGCTGCCAAACGTGAGGCGGAGATCCGCGACCGCGCCACAAAGCCCGCCGGCGATCTGCACACGCTGCGTGAGGCGTTGCGAAAATACAGCGATGAAGTGTCCCCTCAACGTAAGGGAGAGCGGTGGGAACAGGTGCGCCTTGCGGCGTTCGAGAGCTACCTTCTGCCGCTGGACCTGCCGATTTCCAAGGTGACGGCCCAGCACGTGGCTGCATTCCGAGATGCTCGGTCGAAGAAAATCGGTCCGTCTTCCGTGCTTCGCGAACTCAGCCTGCTGGCGTCCGTGTTTGAGGCCGCGCGTCTCGAATGGGAGTGGGTCGACGTCAACCCGTGCCGAGGGATCCGCAAGCCCTCGAAGGGAAAGCACCGCGATCGCGTCATCAGTATGTCGGAGGTGCGCGCCATGTTGCGCGAGATGGGCTATAGCCGGCGCGGGCGAGTGGCGAGTACGGGCCAGGCCGTGGCCAACTGCATGCTGCTGGCATTGCGCACGGGCATGCGGGCTGGCGAGCTATGCGGGTTGACCTGGGCAAACGTGCATGATCAGCATGCTCATTTGCCTGACACGAAAAGCGATCGCCCGCGCAATGTGCCCTTGTCGACTCGAGCCTTATCCATCTTGGCGCGGATGAGGGGATGGGATGATGAACTGGTGTTGGGTATCAGCTCTGCGTCGCTCGATGCGCTCTTCCGGAAATACCGAAGGCGGGCCGAGTTGGACGGCTTTACATTCCATGACACCCGACATACCGCAGCGACGATGATTTCCAAGAAGATCGACGTCCTCGACCTGTGCAAAATGTTCGGCTGGACTGATCCGAAGATGGCTATGGTCTACTACAACCCGCACGCGTCCAGCATCGCGGCTCGCTTGGGATGACGTCGTCCTTCTAACCGGCGGAATGAACCTATGCCAACGAAAGGTAGCGCCTGATTTCGGCGCCAGTAATGCGCCCGTCGATGGAGCGGATCTTGCCCTCGCAGATCCGCTTTTTCAGGGTGTTGTAACTCATTCCCAGGCGCGCGCAGGCGTCCTTTAGGTGGTACAGGGTCAGTTCCTCAAACGCCGTGTGCGCGCCGCGTCGAGCGGCTTCCTCGAGCAGTTGGCGCAACTGATCCTCATGCAGCGTGACCATTGCCACCTCCACTCCCTTGGTTCAGCCGTGACCGGTGCTCCAAGGTATAGATGCAGTCCATCAGACCGTCCACAAGCTGATGCAGGCTGTCGACAGATAGATTCGCGTCGATAGAGCTCCCATTGATGATGTATCCCACGGTTATGGACAAACGGGCCTTGTCGCCGCATTGCTCGTTGTGGATCAAGTGAACTGCGCCGGAGGTGCCGACCGGCGTCGTAAACGGCAGAGTAAGTGGGGTCGGGCTACGCATCGCCGGCCCCTTTGACCTGCTCATAGGCCGTGGCGGCGTTGTAGTGTTCTGTCGAGCAATAGCCATTGCCCATATGCAGGATGTTGGACGGACGGCCGCAATAGCAGGCGGGGAACGGGTCGGCCTTGTTGGCGTCGTACCAGGCCTGCGCCTCCTTGCCATAGGGCTCCGCCCCGTCGGGGATATGACCCGGACCGGCAAGCCCGTTCTCGATCCATTGCATGGCGGCGTCTGCGCCTGCCCCGTGCTGCCATTCGATCCAGGCGGCTTGCTGAGCGACAGTCATGTCGTGGATGATGTTGCTGAGTTCGGCGATCAGATCGGCCTTGCGCTTTAGCTCCAGCGCAACGCGTGCAGCGGGTGCGGGGCCACAAAGCAGTGCCAGAATCTCCTCTTCTGCCAGGATGCCCGCGATGGCGTCGTCAATCAGAAATCGCTCAAACTTGGAAGGCGTGTGGCATCCCTCATCAAGGCGCAGCTCGTAGCCGTCGAGGTATTCATCGATGGCGGCGCCGATTGCCTTCCAGTCCTTTCCGGCAGCTGCAGGACGCATGCGGGTGTGGCTGAGTCCTCGCTCCTCGGCAATAGCGGGGCTCTCCACGCGGGTAGCGAGCGGATTTGCGACTGACGCGCTCGTGCCTCTCCTTCCGAGCGCCACATTGAATACGTCGGCAATAGCATCGCGTAACGCCAGCAGCCGGACATTGAGCGAATCAGCTGTCGCCAAGCGCGCTGCCTTCGCGCTCGCCTGGGGCGCGGCATAGAGCGGAACTTCGTCGGGCTCGGCCTCATGACCCGTCTCGCGCCAGTACACCCATGCGTCGTCGCCTTCATCGCGCACGCTTTCCAGCTGCGTCCGATCAATCCAGCAAACCGGCTGTGCCTCCACGGCAGCAGGGATGGCGGTCATGCGAGGCCCCGGCGGCTGAGGCATGGCCTGCGCCTTGGGTTGATATCCTTCAGACATTTGTCTCTCCCCTGTTGAATTCATTCTTCGGATAGGGCCAATGACTGTCGTCATAGGCTGCGATGCCCGGCTCGTCGGCCGCACCTTGCGGTTTTTCGTCAACCGCTGGCGGCGGTGTGGTGGCCTTGCTGGCGCGCTTAGCTGGCTTCTTCGCCGGTGTGGCTGCTGCCTCGCTCGCGCCAACGGCGTTGGCGGTGCTTCCGATGGCTTTCTCGTCGACCTGGTGCATCGTGGTGTTTTCTGCGGCCGGCGGCGTGGCCGATTTTGCGGGCGCGGTGGGCTTCTTCGCGCGCGTGGGGGCCTTCATCGGTGCTGCGGTACCGCCCGGGGCAGCCGCCGTCTCTTCAGCCTTGTCGGCACTCGCCTTGGCGGCAGACTTCTTGGTGGCAGGCTTCTCAGCCTTCTGAGCCTTGGGCTTCACCTTCTCCCGTGCCGCAGCGCGAAGTTCCTTCTTGGCCGCATTCGGATCCACGCCGTACCGCTCGGCGGTTGCGACAAGATAGGTCGGCTCATTCGTGGAGTAGGAGTTGACCGCCAGTTCAGGCGCGATCGCGATCTCCATGAGCAGCAGGGCCAACTGGCCGGCGGAGAGCCCGTCGATTCCTGCTCGCACCTCGTCGTGGTTCTTGGGGTCCCATCCCCAAAGGCGGCATACGGTTGGCCTGTGATCGTTCCACAGACGCACCATGGAGGCCTGCGCGATCATGAGCAGATCTTCGTGCTTGAGCGTCTCGCCCGCGTTGATGCGCTCCGACACTGCTGCGTGGATGCTTTCGAGTGTCGCCCGGCGCGAGTTCCGCTCGAGCTTCGCCTTGTCCTCTTCCTTCTTCATCCGCTCCCGGTGTGCTTCCTGGCTGGACTTAATGCCCTTGTCTGCCAGCGCTTTGAGAATCGCCTTCTCTGGAACCATAGCGACTAGCTCGCCGCTGTGCGGATTCTCGACCATCACCGTGGGGGGCAAATCGTCGCCGAGGACTTCGGCATAGGACTTCCCGCCCGTGCTGTGCTCCCAGGAGCTCGAGTCGGGCTTGACGTAGCCGCGAGGGTACGAATGCTCGCCCGGGAAAATCTTCTCCGCTTCCTTTCCCTGGATGACTTTATGCCCCGCCTGTTTGGCGGCTTCGGTCAGGTTGGCGACGTGGGCCTGCTTCTTCAGGTCGAAGCACGTAGGGTCCGTGCAGACGTCTGCACTTTCCACATCCGAGAACAGTTCCGGTTGCGCTCCGGTGCGTTTGACGCAGCTGGTGCAGGCGCCGGCCGTGGGCAGCAGGTCGGCCTGGGCGATCGGAAACACCGCGCGCTTGAGCTCGAGCATGTAGTTGTCTTGAATATGCTCAGCTGCTCGGCGGGCAGACATGGGGCCATCATCGCCCGAGTAGTACTCCTCCGTTTCGCCGGTGGTCACTTCATGCAGCGCTTTGAGCTGCAACTCGCGCACCGGGATTCGCGCGACGAGAAGCGCGACGGAGGCGGTGAGCTGGTCCTCGTAGAACGCGGTGCGTGCCTCCGGCTGCAAGTCGCACAGCTTCAGGCGGGCGTAGATATAGGCGCGCGACTTCTTGAGGCGCAGCGCCATTTCGTTGACGCCGTACTCGGGATTTTCCTTGTTCGCCGCGAGCAAGGCCTCGTAGCTCTCCGCTTCCTCAATCGGGTGCAGGTCCTGACGCTGCAGGTTTTCAATCACCTGCAGTTCAAGCATTTCGAGGTCGTCGACGACGATGATGCGGACCGGCACCTGTGCCAGCTTGGCTATCCCTGCCGCGCGCCAGCGGCGCTCGCCCGCGATGAGCTCCAGCTTGCCGGGCTCGGTGGGGTGGGCGCGGCAGAGGATCGGCTGCAGGATGCCGTGCTTACGGAGGCTGCCGGCGAGCTCCTGCAGGGCCTCCTGATCGAAGCGCTTGCGCGGGTTGGTCTTGGACGGGATGACGTCGTCGCGCGAGTACACGGCCTCGACATACTCGCGGGGCGAATCTTCCGTGAGTTCCCAATCGGCGGATTGCGCGGTCTCGGGGGCAACAGCGACGGTGGTTTCGGCGGTCATGGTGTGTCCTAGGCTTGGTTGTTATCCGGCGCGGTGCCGGCATAGACGGAGCGGGCAAGGCCTTCGGTCTCTGCTTCCAGGCGCTGCAGCTGTCGCGCGAGTTCGTCGCGGTCATGGGCGGCAGCGCCGGAGCGCAGCGCGAGGGTCTGCAGGGAAGAGATAAAGGCACGTGCAGCGGAGATCTGGCGCTTTGCCTGTGCGCGCATTTCGATCGGGCGGGCGTTCATTACGCGACCCCGGTCGGTGCTGCACTGAGCTGCGCGCGCATGGCAGGCACGTCCGCGGCAGGGATGGTGATCGGCCGCTCGTCGATCAGAATGAGAAATTCGCCAGTGCTGAGCATGCCGAACTTCATCGCCTTCGTGCTGACGTCGTGCATCGGCGGGTGCGTGCTTTGCGTCGAAGTCTCGGTGACGCGTTCCGGTTGCGCAGCGCTGTAAGGCGTGGATTCGACTGCCTGCTGCTTGCTCGTCGCGACCTTGGGCGGACGCATCTGGGCGTCTGCGAGGTCGTCGATCGAGCGCGGGCTCGATGTCGGAGGCAGGCTGTCCGGCTCTGCGCTCGGCACGAGGGCGCGGCCGGTTTCCGTCAGCTCGTAAGCTGCGAGGCCGTCGACCAAACCGGACGTCTTGATTTTTTTGCTGGTGCGCATGAAGCCCACCAGCTGAGTCGTCTTCTTGAAGTCGTGGCTGATCGTGCCGGCAAGCTGGCGGCAATTCAAGCGGCCGCGCTGAGCGAGCGCCTGCAGGATTTTGTCGGAGTATGAGGTAGGCATGTTGGATTCGGTTCTAGTCGTCATTGGCAGCGAGGGAGCGCCAGTCGGCCTTGCCGACGTAGGGCTTGAGCCTGTCCCTGATGGGGGCAGCTCGGCGGCGGGCCAACGATTCCGCCGTGTTGGTCAGGGCGATCGCAAGGGCGGGGATGGACATGGCCGTCTCAAGGTCGAGATGGCACTTGGCCTCGTGCAGGGCAAGGAGGAGGTCTTCCCGGGATGGTTGCGATCGCATGGGATCACCTGCGGGCGACGTATGCGCCGGGAGTCGGCGGCTCCCACGCATCCAGATAAGGCGCGTCGGGGAGGTCTTGAATAAGCGATTGGCCGTCGGGATTGGTGAAAACGCAGGCGTAGGATCCGGAGCTGGGCTCGCGGTAGAGCTTGCCCCTCGGTTCGCATGCGCGAGCAATCATGCGCTCGCGCCGGTCGTCGTCCGCCTTGAGCAACCGTTCATCGTTGGTGACCGTGATCTGCGCGAGCGAGAACAGAGCAGCAATGCCGGTAACAACGGCGGCTGCGGCGAGTGAGAGGTAGGCGGTCGCCTTGATCTTGGTGCCCATGGCTCAGCCCCTCCGGCGTTCGTTTACTGCTGCCCACGTACGGCGGAGCAGAAACCGGGCTTCGTGGTGAGCGCCAAGGGCTGTGCACTCGATATCGCGGAGATTGGCGGCCGGGAGGACGCGCGCAGCGAATTCGACCAGAGCAGAGAGGTATGCCTGGGTTTCTGACTCGCGAAAGAGGTGGGGGATGCTGCCGACCAGACGGCATGCCAGGCAATGGCGCTGGACCAGAAAAAGGTACGAGCGGATCTCGTCGGTGATTGCTTCCGCCAGTCTGCCGGCGGAGATCGGTTGTGAAGAGGGCAATGTGAAGGTCATACACTTCGTCCAAAAACACCGGGCCGGCGGCCAGGAATTGGGCGAAGAATAGCAAAACATTGCTACTCTAACAAGCAAAACATTGCTAGATAGTGGCGGAGCGACGCTGGCTACTCCGCTTGGGAAGCCAGCCGGTGTCTCCGTGGGCTATTCCTGTCGTTGGGAATGCTGGCGTCTGGCGGGGTGGCCTGGGACGCTGGGTTTGGGAAAGGTGCCGGAGAGGGTGAATGCCCTTCGAGGCGTGCCGCGCTTCAATGACCAGCCGCTGACGAGGATTAACACCCCGTTAGACAGCCAATGAAAAACGGGGGCTGGCGGCTCAAGCCGCGCGGCTTTTCTTATGGCTCGCCCCACTAGAGGGCGAAATGGCTCTAAACGCCGCCTCGATCTTCTCATATGCGTCGCGCTCTTCTGCGGACATGGGGCGAATCAGCTTCCAAGGTTCGATCGACAGCGCTTCAGCGAGGCTCTCAACCTCGGAGAGCTTCGCGGACGGCGTCTTCCCGCTTTTGCCTGGCTGGCGCCGTTCTGGATGAAGGTACAGGCTGATGGTCGTCTGCGCTACCCCTGAAGTGCGGGCCAGCGCCGCTTGGGTCATTTCGCGTTCCTTCATGAAATGGTCCAAGTTGCTTGCAAGCACTTCATTGATAGATGTTCGAGTCATGCCCTGAGTTTCAGGCGAAGGCCTAGCAAAGTGTTGCTTCCCCACATAGCAAAGTTTTGCTATATTTGCGCCACTATGAGGATCGAAGACTTCGAAGAAGGTGTCCGTAATGGCCTGGTGACGAGGCGGGGCGACTGGTTTGCGATAGCAAAAGAGGCCGGGGTTAGCCATTCATGGATCTCCAAGTTCGTTAATGGCCACATTCCTAATCCCGGGTGCCGAACCCTTGGGCGCATATCTGCGTGCCTATCGGTACCGATCTCTACGAATGAGGGGCAGGGATGACCAGCCTGTTGAAGGGAGCATTCGCATCCGGTGCGTGGCGCGAACTAGTGTCCGACCGGGGTGCTGGCTTCGTCGTATCGAAAGCAAAGCTGCTCGAAAACCGCTACCACGATCTCAGGGGTGGCGGTGCCTGTTTCCTCCAGCGAAATGCGTTGGGCAAGCCGAAGTCGATTGCGCAACGTGCGTTCAATGCCGGCATAGCTGCTGGCCGGTTCATTCGTGTCCATAGTTCCCAAGGTGTCTCGCTTCACTGCATGTCTCCTTTTGTCTGGGTAATGCTGAGTGATGAAGCGTACGTCGTAGGCCTCCGGCTGGACACGAGAAAAAAGGTTGATTTTCGGGTGAGGCCGTCGGCTGGACGGCCCGCCTCACCCGGGCAAAACGGTGAGACATGCGCCCATGACTAAGCGACACAGCAACGGCCATTGGCGCGGAGCGCTCTACAACGCGCTGCGGCGCGCGTCCGATGGCGTGCAGGGATTCTGCGTGTGGGCGGCGGGCAATCGCGATCGCAAGATCGCCGCTAAGACGCTTTACAAGCGCCTCGACGGCACCGCTCCGAATGAGCGTATGTCGATCGAGGACGCGGAGCTGATTACTGAGTACTTGCTTCGGGATCGAGCCGCTGACGAATACGCTTTGGATTGGTTGAAGGCTCTATGCGCGCGCTTCGGCCTGGTCGCGATCGAGCTTGATGCGCCACCTACAGGCGGGCGCTGGCCGTGCGAGATCACTGCCATCGTCCAAAAGGGATTTGAGCTGACGGAGCAAGGCGGGCTCATATCGGGCGCCTTGGCGCGGGCGATCTCGGATCGCCGTATCGCTCCGCGCGAGGCCGACGAGATCACAGAGATTGCGTACGCGGAGGTGCAACTGCTGCTTCGCCTCGTGCGGAACGTGCAGCGCGCGTCTGATCAAGGTGTGACAGTGCGAGTCGCGCAAGGCAGAGATGATGACTAACTGCAGCACTGCCTATGGCGCCGTCGATTGGGGGGGGCCAAGCCATGGCTAGGCCTTTAGGCCCGGAAGCGCGGGCTGTGCTTGCTCGGCTTGCCCTCGGTCCAGCTTCCATATCTCAGCTGTCGATAGCCCTCGGCCTGACGTCTGACCGGCTCGACCAGGTGTGCTACCGCCTTCGTGTGGCGGGCAGGATCTCCGTTGCCTCTTGGGGGAAGACGTCCGGATGCTGGCGGCCGACGGCGCTGTATAGCTTGCGAGGCGCCGCAAACGTGGGCGCTGTCTCTGTGGTCGCGGGTTGGTTCGAGGTGCGTGCATGACGCGCGACCTGTTCGGCCGGGCGCCAGTTCAGGCGCGTTGGAGGCCCGCCGCTGCAAAGCAGGCAGCGCAACCGCCGCCGGCCCTTGGCCGAGGGCCTCCTGGCCCGGCCGAGTACTTCGTGCTCGGAAATCGTTCGATCAGTCGCGACGAGCTGCTGCGCCTTCTTAACTTTGAGCAGGCATGCATCGACACGCCCCACCACGACGTCATCGCTGTGTTAGAGACCGTCGACGGGCGTTCGCATGCGTACTTGGTCGCGCTGCCACGAAACCATCCATCAAGGTTCGACGCCGCTGGGCGTCGGGATCCTTCACTCGCGCCTTTCTGGCGTCACGGAGAAGTTATGCACATCAAGAAGCAGAGTCATCCGCCGTAAGCGCACGAGGCTCAGGGACGAAGAGGCTAGATACGCGGTTATCCCTGAGTGCAATGCCCCAAACCGAACCCGAGGGGCAGCGTGGGTGCGAAAGACTAGAGCGCGGGTAGGAGTGCCGGTACGGGTGCTGACAGTCTGGTTGAGTCCTGGGGCGTACATCCGCCAGGACGCCCTGATGCATACCGTCGGCTCCGGCGAGGCAATGCAAGGGTGGGCATTGCTCCCGTTATCCACAACGGGCTAGGGGGAGCTCTGCCCATCGCACCCATCTCACCAACGAAGCAAGGCTGTAACTCCACATATGCATAGGTGTTTCATGACAGAGCTAATTCTGAGCATGCAAGAAAATTTCGCGCACGGCGCGTCCCAAAAAGGCCACGTTGGACCCGACTTTTCCACATTCTGGGCACAGTGGCCCCGCAGGACCGCAAAGAAGGCCGCTGAGCGGGCGTGGGCGAAATTACGAGCGGCGGATCGGCGGGCGGTGCTGCATGTCTTGCCCAATCACCTCGCCTACTGGAAGGCAGCGCGCACCGCCACGGAATTTATTCCGCATCCGGCAACCTGGATCAACGGCGAGCGCTGGAAGGATGACGTGATTATCCCGGCGCCGCGTCCCGAGCGACAGGCTGCGACGGGGCCCGCCTGGTGGACGTCCCATGTGATGATGGATCAAAAGGGCCGTGAGGTCGGGGTGGGCTCCGCTCGCCCCGGCGAAACTTCTGAGCAGTACCGGGCGCGGATCCAGCAAGCGATCGCGGAGAGGGATCGTTTCGGAGGGGCGCAAAGATGAACGAGATTCAGCGCATTCCGTGGGTCCGGGAGCGCCTCGACCAATGGGGCCGTTGGGTGCTATTGGGCACCGCTCGGCTCGGCGGATCTGTGTTGGCCCAACTCGCGGACGCGGCGGGGGGAAGTGCTAAGCGCAGCTATGTGCCGGTGGATAGTCTGGAGTGCGAGATCACGGATAGGGCTGTGGCTGGCCTGCCGAAGGAGCTTAAGGACGCTGTTCTCGTTTGGCACACGTCCGAGGGCACGATGGAGGGCATTGCGCAGGAGATTGGCATAACGAAGATAACGTTGCAGAGGCGGCTGGCCCATGCCGACAAGCGCATTGACGTGTGGTTTAGTAGGCGCCGCGAACTGGCCCGGCGTGCTTCGGTAACACTTTGAATTAGATGAGGTAGCCTGAACCCCCCTAGAATTCGCTACATTCCTGCGGAGCTTGCGACATAAGCGCTCCACCATCAAGGCCCGGCCCTCACGCCGGGCCTTTTCTTTTGGTGCTTCCATGCCTGTAGCTCGTCCTCGTCCTTGCCTGCATCCGGGGTGTGCAGCGCTCGTACGCGGCGGCGGCTATTGCGAGCGGCATGCGCCAGCACAGCAGGAGGCCGCCCGCGAAAAAGATCGCGAGCGCGGAAGCGCCGCCAGCCGGGGGTACGGTCATCGCTGGGCGAAGACCAGCCAGGGCTTTCTGCGAAACAACCCATTGTGTTGTGCATGTTCCGCACGGGACCGGGTTACTGCAGCAGAGGTTACTGACCACATCGTGCCGCACCGGCTGGCGGAGGCGCTTGCCTCGGATGATGCAGACCGCATCGCAGCGGCGCGCGCTCTATTCTGGGATCGCGCCAACTGGCAGCCGCTGTGCTGGCGGTGCCACTCGCGCAAGACGGCGCGCGAAGACGGCGCGTTTGGCAATCGGCGGCGGGGCGCGTAGGCGATTGCGGTGCAGACGTCTGCAATCCTTCGTCAACAATCGGCTCGCGGCTAAATACACCTCGGCCAACGACAAGAGTCTGGAGATCGCCATGGAAAGCAAGCTCAAGGGTTTGATGTTGTCGACGTATGGGCATGCGGCACCGGTCAGCCCCGACGTTATTGACGCGAGGAAGAAATTCTATGGTCTTGCGGTCACGGGAGGCTGGCTAGGTAAGCCACGGTGCTCGTCGCATGCAACTCAAAGCTCTTGCCAACCGTCTCCGGTGCCGGCGAAGCAAGCAGCATAGTGCGAGCAGCCTCAAGTTCCTCGTGAAGGCATTGACGTACTGCCTCTCTTCCCTCGGCGGGCAGGGCGCGAACAATTGCGGAAGTGAGGCACTGCAGGTTGAGCAGTTGCCCCTTCTGTTCGTTGATGACGTCGACGACGTTGCGGGCCATGCGGTTTCCCCTCTGTGAAAAATAGCCCGTTGTAACAGATCGGGCCGATCCGTAGAGGGTAGGGGGGTCAAAAGTCACGGCGATATGCATCGGGACCGAGCGCCCAGTCGAATTTTTATGGGAAAGGTTCGGAAAAGGGGGGGAGGGGTGAAATAGCAGCCTCTCTAACGCATCGAAAGCACAGCAGACGCTTCGCGTGGCCCCTCATCAACATTTGGAGTCACGATGGATCAAACAAAGCCTCCCTTGGGGGTCATTCAAGGCGGGGGAGGGTCCAAGGTCTGGCGGTCACCGAAGTTCAACATCGACCTGCCGATGCCGCCTCCCTCAATGGAAGTCGACGCCGATTGGCGGCGCATCTACATCTGGTTGTGCGACCAGCTCATCGCCAGCAAGCGGGATATCACCGCAGCGGGCATGCAGCTCACGCTGCTGGTCGAGTGCATTCGCGCATGGGTGTCGGACCGGGCGCTGTGTGAAAAGGAAGGCCGTTATGCGATCTCCGAAAACGGAAATCGCTACGAGCTGCCGCACAGCTACAACGAGCGTAAGAACGCCGAGCAACTCAAACGGGATCTGCCTGAAGCATGTATGACGGTAATGTCTCAAGTCGAGGCCCGGCTCAAGGAGAGCAAGATCGGGGAGGGCGGCCAGGACGATCTGTTCGGAGATCTCGTCGAGCACGGCCGAAGCCGCCCAAGCGCCGCCTAAAGCTCATCCCTCCCGAGGAGTCCTGGGAAACCTGGGACCGCGAGTATGGCGTGCCAGTCCTGCGCGGCGAGCTGGTGGTCGGAGAGCTGGTGATGCTGGCCGTCGAGCGGCACTACCGAGATTTGCAGACGTCTGCAAAACGAGGCTTGTATTTCAGCCCCGCTCACGCCTGGCACATGATCGAGTACATAGAAAAGTACTTTGTCCACGTGAAAGGGCGACTCGCTGGGCAGCCGATCTTGCTCGATCCCTGGCAGAAGTTCTGGACAGCAGTGCTGTACGGCTGGCGCAAAGCTGGCTCAGGCTTTCGACGATTCACGCGTGCCTACGAAGAGGTTGCGCGCAAGAACGGAAAGTCGACGTGGAAGGCGCCGCAGGGTGCGTACCTGTTCATGATGGACGGTGAGCCTGGCGCCGAAGTGTATGCGGTTGCCACGACGCGCGAGCAGGCGATGACGGTCTTTAGACCGGCGTTTGAGAACTTCAGAAAGTGGGCAAAGAAGTCAGCAGGAGTTGCTCGGTCGTTCCGGATTTTTGAAGGCCAGAATCAGGAGCGCATCGAGGCGGGCGCGTCAGTGTTCAAGCCGATCGCAAGCAACGCAGATGCGCAGGACGGTTTTAACCCGTCTGCCGTGCTGTACGACGAGCTGCACGCCCAGCGGTCGCGCGAACAATGGGACGTTCTCGAATCAGGCTTCGGGGCGCGAGAGCAGCCGCTGCTTTCCGCGATCACTACTGCGGGATTCATCCTCGACGGCATCTGCACCGAGGTTAGGTCGTACCTGATCTCATTGCTGCGGGGTGAGCGAGAGGACGACAGTTTCTTCGGCTACGTCTACACGCTGGACAAAGATGATGACCCGTTCGATGAGGCGGTGTGGGGCAAGGCGAATCCAGGCCTCGGCCGGTCAAAGACCGTGGACTACATGCGCGACATGGCGCGCAAGGCGAAGGCCCTACCGTCTGCGCTGGCGAACTTCAAGACGAAGGACTTGAACCTTTGGTGCAACGATGCCGAGGGATGGATTGATATCGCGCAGTGGGACAAGGGTGCCGCTGAGGTGAAGATCCGCGAGTTGTTGGGCCGGCGATGCTTCGGCGGGCTGGACCTTTCTGCGACGCGCGACCTGACGGCGTTCTCTTTGGTCTTCCCGCCTGTGGATGGTGATCCAAATTGGTACGTGCTTGTGTGGACGTACTGTCCGCGCGCCAAGGTGGACGAAGCCGAGCATGCGGACGCGGCACCGTACAGCAGATGGGAGTCGGAGGGATGGCTGCAAGTAACGGAGGGCGATGTCGTCGATTACAAACCGATGAAGGCGCAGATCCTGCTCGCGGCAAAGATGTTCGACCTGGTCGAGCTTGCTTACGACACGTGGAACGCGACGCATCTGGCCAATGAACTGGCAGAGGAGGAAATCACGTTGGTCGAGGTTCCGCAGACGACGCAAGGCATGTACCCGGGATCCAAGAAACTTGAGGAGCTGATCTACAGCAAGCGCATCGTCCATGGCGGCAACGCGGCGCTGCGATCGGCGATCGGCAACGTGTCTCTCTTGTTTGACTCGAATGGAAACTTCAGGCCGGACAAGAAGAAGTCCAAACAGAAGGGACGAATTGATCCCGCGGTTGCGACCGTGCTCGCGCTGAGCCGGGCGGCCGTTCACGTGCAGGAGGACGGAGACGGCTTTTCAGATAATCCAATTATGGCGGGTGTGTAATGGCAAAGGAAAAGAAGCCGGGCCGAGTGCGAGCTGCGCTCCTGGACTGGCTCGGTGTGCCCATCCAGTTGACGAGTGCCGAGTTTTGGCGCGAGTGGATGGGAACCTCGAGCAGCGGAAAGTCAGTCTCGGTAGACGCAGCGCTGCAGCTCTCGTCGGTCATGGCATGCGTGCGGCTGCTGTCCACGACGGTCGCTACGCTGCCGTTGCGGGTGTATCGCACGAAGGCAGACGGATCTCGCGAGTTGGCTAAGGACCACGATCTGTACAAGCTGCTGGCGCGGCGGCCGAATAGGGAAATGACGCCATCACGCTTCATCAATCAAGTCGTCGCGAGCATTCTCCTGCGCGGTAATGCATTCGTGGAAAAGCGCCGAATAGGTCGGCGCGTTGTGTCTCTCCTGCCGCTGTTGCCGCAAAACATGCGAGTGCGCCGCAGTGACTCGGGGCGTCTGGAGTACACGTACACAGAGAACGGAAAGCAGCGCGCGATTCGCGAGGACGACATGATGCACATACGTGGCTTTGGCGTCGACGGCGTTGCGGGGCTGCACCCGGTGCAGTTTGGTCGGGACGTGATCGGCTCCGCGATGGCTGCTGATGAGGCAGCAGGAAAGGTGTTTCAAAACGGCATGCAGTCGTCGGGGTTCATTACGCATAATGCCGGCCTGCTGAAAGACGCTCAGCGTGAGCGCGTTCGCAAGGAGGTCGACAAGTTCGTCGGGTCCAAGAATGCCGGCAAGCTCATGGTCCTCGAGGCTGGGATGGAGTACCACGGGATCACCATGAATCCTGAAGCGGCTCAGATGCTCCAAACCCGCTCATACAACGTCGAAGAAATCTGCCGGTGGTTCGGTGTCCCCCCGTTCATGATCGGGCATATGGACAAGCAGAGTAGTTGGGCCTCGAGCGTTGAAAGTCAGAACCTGCACTTTCTGACGAGTTGTCTGCGTCCGCTGCTGGTGAACATCGAGCAGGAGATCCTGCGATGCCTGGTCGAGGACGAGAGCGCGGGCGATGTGTTCGCAGAGTTTTCAGTCGAGGGGCTGCTGCGTGCAGATAGTGCCGGCCGCGCGGCTTACTACCGTTTCGGGCTGCAGGATGGTTGGCTGAACCGAAATGAGGTGCGGGCCAAGGAGAACCTCGCGCCCATTGAGGGGGGCGAGATCTACACGGTGCAGGCGAACCTCGTCGCGCTGGAAAAGCTCGGGGAGATCGGCGCAGAGAGCGAGCGCGTGCGCGCTGCTTTCAAGGCGTGGCTCGGTGTGGTTGAGGAGTCGGCCGCAACGGCCGACGCTGTCTAAGGAATATCCATGGGAAATAAGAGTTTGCCGGCTGCGCCGGCTGTCGGCGCTCGCGCCGGCGTGGGATTCGAGCTGAGCGCTCGGGCGATGGAATCTTGGCGCCCATCAATCTCGGTGGCTGCTACTGACAAGAGCGACGCGTCCATCACGATTCTTGAGCCGATCGGCGCTGATCCCTGGACGGGCGAGGGCGTGACCGCAAGGCGCATCTCGGCGGCGCTCCGTTCCATCGGAGGCAAGGACGTCGATGTGTTGGTCAACTCACCCGGCGGGAGCCTCTTCGAAGGGTTGGCAATTTACAGCCTGCTGCGTGAATACGAGGGAAAGGTCACCGTCAAGATCCTCGGAATTGCGGCGTCCGCCGCATCTTTCATTGCTATGGCCGCCGACGAGATCCAGATCGCACGCTCCGGCTTCTACATGATTCACAACGGCCAGGTGTGGGCGGCCGGCGATCGAAATGCTCTCGTCGAGGTCGCAGAATGGCTCAAGCCTTTTGATGCCTCGATGGCTGACATTTATGCGCAACGCACTGGCCTGGCTGCGGGTGACGTAGCAGAAATGATGAACCGGGAAACCTGGCTGACCGCATCTGAAGCGATCGAGCAAGGCTTTGCCGACGGATACCTGGCGAGCGATCCGGTGGTGGACACCGATTCGAACCGCCAGGCGGAAGCTCTGCACCGGGTAGGGGTCGCACTCGCTAAACAGGGCATGCCGCTCGCGGAGCGCCGCAAGGTGCTCAACGACCTTCAGTTCTCGCCGCGTATCAGCGGCAATCAACCGGCCGTCTCGGCTGAAACCTTGGCTGCGCTGCAGTCGGTCACGGACCGATTCGGCGCGGCCGCCAACGTTTGATAGGAGTTCATCCTCATGAGCAAGACCATCGAGCAGCTGCTCGAAGAAGTCACCGCAAAGCTGACGGCTGCAGACAAGAAGTTTACCGAGCACGCCGACAAGGCCATGACCGAAGCAAAGAGCGCAGGCGACTTGTCGAAGGAAATGAAGGCTTCCGTCGACAAGGTGGCTACCGAGTTCAACGCGCTCAAAGGAGTGCATGACAAGCTGGAAGCCAAACTCACGGGAATCGAGCAGACCGTGGCGGAGCTGCCGACGCGCGGTCAGCTGGTTGGTGCCCGGTCGCTTGGCGGCGAGGTGATCGCTTCCGAGCGCATGGAGCCGTTCGCCAAGAACATCCAATCCGGTCAGCGTCTGGCAGTTCTGGTGAGCGCGGCGCTGCTGTCTTCCGATCTGCCGCCGAGCACTGTCGAGCCCGATCGCCAGCTCGGCGTCCTGAGCCGGCCCCGCCAGCGCGTATTCGTGCGCAGCTTGATTGCGCCGGGAAAGACGAAGTCGAATGCCATCTTCTATGTGCAACAGACCGGTTTCGTCAACGCGGCTCGTGCCGTTGTTGAAGGCGCCAGCAAGCCGTACTCGGGAATCGAATTCGAGGCCAAGATCCAGGCGGTCGCGACTATCGCGCACATGTTCAAGGCTTCGAAGCAGGTGCTTGACGACTTCGATCAACTTGCCAGCCTCATTGATTCCGAGATGCGGTACGGCCTCGACCTCGCTGAAGAGCTGGAGATCTTGTTCGGCTCCGGCACTGGCGCGTCGTTGCACGGCATCGTGCCGCAGGCGTCGGAGTTTTCGCCGGCCTTCCAGGTGGAGAAACAGTCGGGTATCGACGATCTGCGCCTCGCCATGCTGCAGGCTCAGCTTGCGCGCGTTCCGGCTACCGGTCACGTCCTGCACTTCATCGACTGGGCCAAGATCGAGCTGCAGAAGGACACGCTCGGCCGATACATCCTCGGCAATCCGCTGGGGCTGCTCGGGCCGACCCTGTGGGCGCTGCCGGTGGTGCCGACCGAGATTGCACAGTTCCTTGGCAAGTTCTTGACCGGCGGCTTCCGCGACGCGGCGCAGATCTTCGATCGCGAAGATGCCAATGTGGTGATCTCGACCGAGAACGCCGACGACTTCGAGAAGAACCTCATCTCGATCCGTGGCGAAAAGCGGCTGGGAATGGCTGTCAAGCGTCCCGAGGCCTTCATCTTCGGCTCGTTTACCGCGCCGGAAGCTGGCGCCGGCCAGTAACCTCTATGCCGCCTTCGGGCGGCAGTTTTTCGGGAGATGTGATGAAAACGCAGACTATCAATCTGATCGCGCTACGCTCGTTCCTGCACGGCTACGACGTGTTGTCGGTGGGTGATGCGCTGGTGACGACGCCCGGGCATGCCAAGCAATTGGTGCAGCTCGGGCACGCCCGGCTGGGCGCGGTGCCCGAGCCCATAATTTCGGTCGCGGCGGCCTTGGGTGGCGCCAGTAGCACCGCGCCGGCGACACCGGCCCGGGCACTCCTCACGGATTCCATGACCACGGGCGCGGACGGTGCGGCGCCAGGTGCCGGCGATCCGGCGGACGCAACTGTGAGCGCGGATGGCTCGCTCGCAGTTGCTGCGGAGCCGAACTCGGAGACCGGCGCTGCGGCGGACGTTGCTTCTGGCTCGAGCAGCGATGCAGACGACGCGACCAGCGATACACCGCAGGGCGCGCAAGGCGAGCCTGCCGCTGGAAACGGCGATCTGCTGGGTGGCACGACCGGGAGTTCGGGTGGCGCGGAGCCCCCGGAACGCGCCACGGAAGAGGGCGCCGACGCGGAAGCCAAGGCGGCAACGCGTCAGCGCCGTCGGGCGAGCTGACATGGCTCTGATCGCCCTCACGCTGGCGAAACGTCACTTGCGCGTGCGGACGGATGCGGATGACGAGCTGATCGCGTTCTATCTCGATGCGGCACAGGTCGCGGCCGAGGCTTTTCTCGGCGGCAAGCTCTGCGCTACCGAGGAGGAGCGGCAGCAGCTCGTCACGGCAGGCGAACCGCATGATTCGGTCCTGCTGGCCGGGCCAGATGTGAAAGCGGCGCTGCTCCTCACACTGGGCAGCCTCTACGAGCATCGGGAGGACGCGGTCGTGGGCCAGTCGGTGGCTAAGCTGCCACGCGGCGCGGAGTCGCTGCTGTGGCCTCATCGCGTTCAGATCGGCGTATAGAGGAGGTGCCAGGATGAAGCTCCCGAGACCGGGCGAGCTGCGCGAGATCGTGTTGATCCGTCGGCGCAGTGACTTGCCCCAGGCCGGCGGAGGCCTTAACCCACAGTTCAGTGAAGGTGTTCAGGCCGACGCCAAGATTGAGCCCGTTGGCACTGCTGTGTATCTAAACGGCATTCAGTCCGACGACAAAATCACTCATCGAGTGTTCATGCGAGCAGAGATGGGGGCCGGCATAGATACCCAGTGCGAGGTCGTACTCGAGTCCATTGTGTACAGCGTCCGCCGCCGTAGCGACGTAGGCGGTGCCCGCCGGTTTTGTGTGTTGGAGGTTGAAGAACTTGGTAGCGAGTCGCGCTATGGCTAAGCCCTCAGGTCTTCGAGCCGCAATGCACGTGGAGGGGTGGGACAGCTACAGGCGGCTGGACTTTGATCGCAGGGAGGTTCGGAAGGGGTTTAGGCGCGTCGGGCGGCTCGTTCAGATCGCAGCCCGAAAGCGCATCCGTAAGGGAGCCGCACTTCAAGACTACCCGGCCGGTCGACGTGGGACTCTGGCGCGCAGTATCTCCGTCAAGGTAAGCCGCCCCGGCTTCCTTGTGCGTGTGGCGCCATTCAAGACGCCGGCCATGGGCGAGGATTTTTACCCAGCTTATCTCTTCTACGGGGTGACGGGTAAGCCTCGGCGTCAGGACCGTCACGCACAGGTGAGGGACGGAAAGTGGCGCGTGAAACCACGCGGCAATTACATGACGGATGCCCTGGAAGAGCAGGCCGGGAACATTCGGTCGGCGCTCTCTGCAGCCCTGGCTCAAGCACTCAAGTAGGGAGGTGAAATGCGGATTTCCCCGGTAGTCGAGCACGTGAAACAGTACGTGCCCGCATTTGAGGGGCGCGTGGCGGGAGGGCTCGACACCGACGTAGTGATGGGGTCTGCCCACATGAATCCGCCAGCGGCGTACATCATCCAGGCCGAGGACGATGCGGGAGAGACGCAGTCGCAGACGTCGTACCTTCAGGAAATCCGCGATTCGATCGACGTGGTTGTGGTTCTGGCCACGCGTGACGGTCAAGGGCGCCTCGAGGCCGAGTTGCTGCACGAGATTCGGCGGCAACTATTCCTCGCGTTGGCAGGGTGGGAGCCTGGCGACGAATACGACGGCCTTATCTACAACGGCGGCGAGCTGGTGAGGTTGGATCGCTCGCGCTGCGTCTACCGATTCTCCTTCTCTGCCGGCTTCATGCTCGGTCGCGCCGCGTTCGACGACGCACCCGGTAAGCCGGCGGAAACGTGGGAAGAGTACGAAAAGGATCGGCTGCCGCCATTCACCGGCGCCACGCTGCAGCTCGACGCGATTGACCCGATGGCGGATCCGAACCTCAAGAAGCCCGGCCCTGACGGCCGGATTGAACACGAAGCAAGAATGGAGTTGCCACATGGCGAAACCTGAAATTCACGTTGTGCCCGCGCCTGGCCGGACCGTTCCGGATCCCGCGCGCGGCGATGTGCTGCCCAGCGAAGGGCGCAAGGTGGTGCGCGATCCGTACTGGATCCGTCGCATCGAAGACAAGGACGTGACCGTCGCCGAGCAGGGGTCGGTCAAGAAGGCAGGGGGCAGCACGAAATGATCTCCTTTAATTCGATCCCGGGTGATCTGCGCGTACCGTTGTTCTACGCGGAGATGGACAACTCCCAGGCCAACAGCGGGGCGACGCAGCTGCGGCGCCTCATCATGGCACCGGTGAACGACGGCTCCACTGCGCCGACCGAGCTCGTCATCGCCAGCCAAGAAAGCGAGGTGCGCGCGTTGGCCGGTCTCGGATCTCCGCTCGAGCAAGCGTTCGCCGCATGGCGGCGCTGCGATCCGATGGGCGAAGTTTGGATCCTGCCCGTTAAGCTGGAGGAGGGCACTGCCGCCGCCGGCCAGGTCGTCGTGACTGGCACGGCTACGGAATCCGGCGTGCTCAGCTTCTACGTCGGGGATGACCGTGTGCAGATCACGATCGCTAGCGGCATGAATGCTGCTGCGGTCGGTAGCGCGCTTGTTGCGGCGGTGAATGCGCGGGGCCTTAGCGTTCAAGCCACTACTGTTCCCGCAGAAACTGCGACGGTCACGCTGACCGCCACCTTTAAGGGGCTGCTCGGAAACGACATTCGCCTCGGCATGAACCTTCGGGGCAGTGCTGGCGGCGAGCGAACGCCGGGCGGCCTGACGCTTGCTATGACCCAGCCCACCGGCGGCGCGGGCGTTCCGGACGTGGAGGAGCTCCTCGCGAAGGTGGGCGATGCCGAGTTTGAGTTCGTGTTCCACACCTTCACGGACAGCGGATCGCTGGACGCGTTCAAGGTCTGGATGGATGACAGCGCCGGCCGTTGGTCGTGGGGGAAGATGCTGTACGGCCACGTCTACACGGCCCGACGCGGTACGGTGGGAGAGATGGTCACGGAGGGCCGCGCGCGAAATGACCAGCATCACACGATTCATGGATTCGAAGTGCAGACGTCTGCACCGGCGTGGAAAGTGGGTGCTGCCTATGCGGCCCGCCAGGCGGTGTTCATCTCCGCTGATCCCGCGCGTCCGACGCAGACCGGCGAGCTGACGGGGATTGCACCTCCCCCCGAGGGTAAGCGGTTCCTGTTGTTCGAGCGGCAGTCGCTGCTGTGGTCCGGGATCGCGACGTCGTATTGCACCGTCGACGGTGTGCGGATCGAGCGGGCGGTGACGACCTACCAGCGTAACGCGTACGGGCAGCCGGATGATTCTTACCTCGACAGCGAGACGATGCACCAGTCGGCGTACATCATCCGCTTCTTGAAGGGGCGCATCACGAGCAAGTATGGCCGTCACAAGCTCGCGAACGACGGTACGCGCTTCGGCGCGGGCCAGGCCATTGTGACGCCCAGCATCATCCGCAACGAGCTGATCGCAGCGTATAGCGCTCTGGAGCGCCAAGGCATTGTGGAGAACATGGAGGCGTTTCAAGAACACCTGATCGTCGAGCGCGATGCGCAGAATCCGAATCGCGTGAACGTTTTGTTCCCGCCTGACTATGTGAACCAGCTGCGCGTCGTAGCGCTGCTCAACCAGTTCCGGCAGCAGTACCCCGACGCCGCGTAAGTGCACACAAGTGCAACCCAGGGCCCGCCAAGTGCGGGCCCCTTTTATTTTGGACAAGGAGTTAGTCATGGGCCAGAAGGTAGCCGGCACCGTCTATTTCAAAGTGGACGGCGAGCAGCTTGAAGTTACGGGCGCCGTAGAGGCGCCGACCACAAACAGCACCCGAGAGAGCCTGCGGCCGGGGTTCTTCTCGGAAACCGACCGCGTGCCGTACTTGAAGGTCGACGCACTGTTTACGCCGGGCTTTCCGATGAAAAAGCTGCAGGACGCGAGCAGCATGACGGTGACCGCCGAATTCAAGAACGGGCGTACCTATGTGCTCTCGGAGGCATACCAAGTCGGCGAGCCGGTTGTCAGCGGCGATGACGGCAAGATTCAGCTGCAGTTCGACGGTGTCGATGGGGTGTGGCAATGACCGATGAATACGTGCTGTCCAGCCCAATCAAGGCCCACGGTGAGGAGTTGAAGGCCCTCACCCTGCGCAGTCCGACGCCCGCGGATGCGCGGGCTGTGAAGGCGCTGCCGTACCACGTGGCGACCGATGAGTCCGTGCGTATCGACCCCGATGCGGCGGCGAAGTACATCGTCCGCATGGCCGGCATTCCGCTCAGTTCGGTCGATCAGCTCAACATGGCTGACTTCAACGCGCTGGCCTGGAAGGTGGCCGGTTTTTTCTTGGGATCGGCGTCGCAACCTACGACGAGCTCCGACGCCTCGTCTACAACGTCGCGTACTTCTGGCGAATAGACCCGGAAGTAACCATGTCGCGCCCGCTCGAGCTTCTGCTCGAGCAAGCGCAGGAGTGCGATCGCATCGCGCAGCCGCGTGACCAGCAGGAGGGGTAGCAAATGGCCGGAGATAAGTTCCAGCTAAAGGCGTTGATTACGGGCGTTGACAAGCTCTCGCCCACGCTCGCCGGTGCCCGCAAGAACGTGGTCGGGTTTCGCAAGACGCTCGAGTCGAGCAGCCTGGCAAAGGGCTTTAGCTTGGGCGACGTTGTGCGAGGCGGAGCCTTCGCGGCCCCGTTCATTGCAGGCGCGAAGGCGGCGATCGAATTTGAATCAGCGATGGCCGATGTTCGCAAGGTCGTCGACTTTGATTCGCCGCAGCAGTTTAAGGACATGGGGCAGGACGTTATCAATATGTCCACGCGCCTGCCGATGGCGGCAAAGGACATTGCGGCAATCGTCGCTGCGGGCGGACAGGCCGGCCTGGCGAGAGGCGAGCTGACGCGGTTCGCCGAGGACGCGGTCAAGATGGGGGTTGCGTTCGACAGCACGGCGGAGGAGTCCGGCGACATGATGGCGAAGTGGCGCACGTCGTTTCGTATGACGCAGGATGAGGTCGTCGCGCTGGCCGACAAGATCAACTACCTCAGCAACAACGGCCCGGCATCCGCCAAGCAGATCTCCTCGATAGTCACGCGGATCGGGCCGTTGGGGGAAGTGGCAGGCCTGGCGTCCGGTCAGATCGCGGCGATGGGTGCAACGTTGGCGGGGATGGGAGTGCAGGAGGAGGTCGCGGCGACCGGCATGAAGAATTTCATGCTGACGCTCACCTCTGGCGCGTCGGCAACCAAGCAGCAGCAACAGGTGTTCAAGGCGCTGCGCATGGACTCCAAGCAGGTCGCGGTCGACATGCAGAAGGACGCGCAGGGGACGATCGTGCGGATCCTGACGGCGATCAGCAAGGTCGACAAGACGAAGCAAGCATCTGTGCTGCAGACTCTTTTCGGTCGCGAGTCCATTGGTGCTATCGCCCCAATGCTGAACAACCTTGATCTGCTCAAGCGCAACCTAGCGAACGTCAGTGCCGAGACCGAGTACGCGGGCTCAATGAACAAGGAGTACGAGGCGCGCGCGGCAACGACGGCAAACAACATCCAGCTCCTGCAGAACCGCGCAGTGGCGCTGGGGAACTCGATCGGCTCGACGCTGCTACCCCCGATCAACGGCTTTATCGGTGCGGCGGGGCCGATGATCGATGGCGTGACCGGGTTGATCCAGCTGAACCCATGGCTCGTAAAAGGTGTCCTGGGCGCGGCGCTGGCATTTGGTGCGATCCGCGTGGCGATGGTCGGAGCGGCTTTCGCGATGAAGGCGCTCAGTGCTGTCGTCTCGATGAGCCCGTTGGGCATGGTCGTCCGAGGAATGGCATTGGCGGCGGGGTTTCTGCTTGCCAACTGGTCGACGGTCGGGCCGTGGTTCAGCGAGCTGTGGGGAAACATTGAAGGCTGGGGTAATGCTGCGTGGCAGGGAATCCAGGGCGTGTGGTCTACGGTAACGGGGCTCTTTGCCGGGATCTGGACCTCGTTAGTTACCGGCGCGGAGGGTGCCTGGGAAGGGCTGAAAGGAGCCTTCTTGAATGCGACTCCTCTTGGCCTGGTCATGAAGAACTGGGAACCGCTCGTCGGTTGGTTCAAGAATCTGTGGGAGCGGGTGAAGACCTACATCGAGCCGATTACCGGAGGGCTCCAGTGGCTCAAAGACAAAGTGGGAGGGATTTTCGGCGGTGGCGATGAGAAGCCAACGGGTCCTGCTGAGGGAGCCGGTGCGGCGGGTTCTGCCGCCGGCGGACTGGTAGGCCGTGGGGTGGGGGAAAGCATGGCGGCGTATCAGGAAGCACGAGCGAGCGGTGGTGGTGCGGGCCTGGCGGCCTCCGCAAGCGCTCCGCAGCCTGCGAAGTTGGACGGAGACTTGCGGATTCGCTTTGAGGGCGCCCCGCAGGGTATGCGGGTGGAGAGCGCGAGGACCAATCAGTCGGGCCTGAGCGTCAGTCCATCCGTCGGTTATCGAACGCTTGGTGGGGTGGGTTGATATGGGCTGGAAAGAAGAGAAGCAGAAAGCGTCCTTTCGTGGTGTGCCGTTTCTCGTGGACGCAGATAGCGGCCGGCGCGGTCGTCGCACGGTGTTGCACGAGTATCCGAAGCGCGACGAGCCGATGGTCGAAGACATGGGGCTCGCGACTCGCAACCACAAAATGGCTGCGTGGGTCGCGGGTCCTGACTGCTTTGTCCAACGTGACGCGTTGCTCAAGGTGCTCGAGGAGCCAGGTGCCGGCGAGCTGGTGCATCCGTGGTACGGGCGCGTGGTGGTGGTGTGCACGAGCGTCGACGTTTCTCACTCTGAGAGCGAGGGCGGCGTCGTCCGGTTTGATCTGGAGTTCGTCAAGGGTGCCTCATCGGCCTTTCCAGTTGGTACCGCAAACGCGGCTGTGCGGGCTGATCTTGCGGCGTCGAACGTGCAGACGTCTGCAATGTCTCGATTCGCGAACGCGACGCGTGCGCTGGACATGGCCAAAGCGCAGAGCAAGGCAGTACTTGGGGCTCTGTCCGAGGTGCGCGGGTTTATCGACCAAACCACTTCGCCGCTGCGGTCCGCGTTTCAAACTGTTCAGCAGGTCTACGCGGATATCGTCACCGCGCCGGACAGGTTTGCTGCGATGTTGTTTTCGCTCGTGAATGACGCGCAACGGGAATTTGGAGGGTTTGGCAACTTCGCCAAGGGGAGCGGGCTGATCTCACTGTCGGGGATCTTTGGTAAGAGCGGCGCAGCACGCAGTCTGGGCAGTGTCAATCGCTCCAATGAGCCGGTGACAGCGGCGCTGATCGGCGGGATTGTCGACCTTACTCGGGATGCCCTGATCGTGGATGCCGTCCGCGATGTGTCCGTCCTGCCTAGCGGCAGTCCGCCTCGACGCCCGTCCGCGATGGTTGCTGTCGGGTCGGCGAAGCAGGATCCCGTCCAGGCCGACGCGAGTAACGGTGGCGAGCTCGCAGAGGTCTTGCTCGGGGACCAGGTACGCGATCTCCCGGTGGCCGATGACGTGCGCACGGTGCGGGACGAGTTGAAAGAGGCGATCTGGGACGTCGCACTAAACGCGCCGCCTGCGCATTACGAAGCGCTCGCCGGGGCAAGACAGGCTGCAGGCCGACATTTGGACGTTGTTGGTTTGAGGGGGCATCGGCTGACGAGCTACTCGCCCGCCGCTGTCATGCCGGGCCTTGTCCTCGCGTATCGCGAGTACGCGGACGCAACGCGCGCGGGCGAGATCGTGACTCGCAACCGCGTACAGCATCCGGGCTTCTTGCCCGCGCGTGAGCTCAAGCTAATTGGAGGTAGCCGTGGGGGAACAGGTTGATCTAGAGAACGTGGTAACGCTCACGGTAGATGGTCAGGATTACCGAGGCTGGAAAGACATTCAGATCGGCGCCGGCATTGAGCGCCTGGCTCGGGATTTCTCCCTATCCATTACCTGGCGTTGGCCGGGAAGTACTGAGCGGCCGATTCGGATCCGGCAAGGCGCTCGGTGCGAAGTCCGGATTGGGCGCGATCTGGTTTTGACTGGCTATGTCTTTGCCACGCCGATTCGGTACTCCGCCACGGAGGTAACCGTGTCGGTGACAGGGCGGTCCCTCACGGCGGACCTGATTGACTGCACGGTTGACGAGAAGCCTGGTCAATGGCGCGGGCAATCCGTTGCAGAAGTTGTGCGGGCTTTGGCTGGTTCCTACGGTGTTGCCGTCGTCGATGAGATTGGTGACGGCGCGGTGGTCGCCGATCACAGTGTGGAGCCGACCGAGACTGTGTTCGAGTCGATCGACCGGCTGCTCAGTCTGTCGGAGCTCTTTGCGACCGACGACGGGCGCGGTCGCTTGGTCATGGCACGGCCAGGCAGCGAGGGACGGGCGACCGACGCCCTCGTCCTGGGAGAGAACATTAAGGAGGGGGACGCAGGGCTGGATTTTGCGAGCTTGTACTCCGAGTACCGGTGCGTGGGGCAGCGGTCGGGCTCCGATGAGGAGTTTGCGGAAGCTGCCTCTGAAGTCTCTGCGCGCGTGACCGACGGGCGTGTCCAGCGTCGTCGCACGCTCAAGGTCAATCCAAGCGGGCAGCTTACGCCGGCGTTGGCGCAGCGCCGCGTTGAATGGGAGCGGGACTACCGGCTCAGCCGCGCGCTCAAGGTCTCGTACGTGGTCCAGGGGTGGCGGCAGCGCGACGGGTCGCTGTGGCGACCAAACCTCATCGCGAGAGTGCGGGACGATCTGATTGGGTTTGACCGCGACATGCTGATTTCCGAGGTGTCTTACGTCCTCGGGGATGGCGGCATGGTGAGCCAGATGACGTTGGCGCCGCCCGAAGGGTTCATCCCGGAGCCCTCGCACAAGAAGGGAAGGAAACGCAAGAAGGGGAAGGGCGGTGACGCCTTTGAGTACTTATTGGCTGAAGATTGGGAGGATGGACCATGAGCGGTTTGGGCGGCGCGCTGCGCAATGTTGTTGTCCGTGGTGTGGTTGCCGTGGTGGAGGCCGGGCGAAAGCTGCAGGCGATTCAAGTGCGGCTCACTGCGGGAGAGGTGAAGGGCAATGTCGAGCACTTTGAGCCGTACGGCTGGTCGTCGCACCCGCATCCTGGCGCCGAAGCGGTGATCGCCTTTATCGGCGGCGACCGATCCCACGGCGTGGCCCTCTGCATTGCGGATCGCAGATACAGACTCGTTGGGCTTGAGGCTGGCGAGGTGGCCATCTATTCGGATGAAGGCGATTCAGTGGTGCTCAAGCGCGGGCGCGTCGTGGAGGTCACTACCGAGACGTTCCGCCTGAACGCCAAACGATGTGAGCTGAACGCCAGCGATGTAATTTTGCTGAACTCGGACGTTGTTTCAGCAAGCAAAGATATCAGGGCAGAGGGCGACGTGGTGGCGGGCGGGAAGAGCCTGCGCGACCATCGGCACAAAGATGTGCAGCCAGGCTCGGGTACGAGCGGAGGGCCGGTGTGATGGACCTCCGATTCGTATCAGGAGTGAGCACTCCGCTCGGCCGGGCGGTAGTTATCAGCCTTTTCACGTGGCGGCGCGCACTGAATAGCGACCCGGTCGACGACTCGGATCTTCAGGGGTGGTGGGGTGATTCGTTTCCGGCAACTACGGACGACCGCATCGGGTCGCGGCTGTGGCTACTTCGGCGCCGAACTCTGACCGAGCAGACAAGGCTCGACGCCATCGCGTACGCGCGCGAGTCCCTGCAGTGGATGCTCGATGACGCCATCTTGATTGGTGTGGAGATCGAGGCCGAGAGGCAGGGGCGAGAGCGCCTGGCGATGCGCGTCGTCGGCTTGCATGCGGACGGCTCGACCGAGCTGCTCGCTGACTTCAACGATATATGGCAGGTGATAGCAAATGCCTTTTGATATTCCTTCGTTACCTGTGTTGGTGACACGCGCCGAGAGCGATCTGACTGCCCTGGCCGATTCGGCACTGCGCCGGTCGGATCAGCAAGTCCTGTCGCGCTGCCACGCAGGGGCCACATACGGCCTGTATGGCTTTTTGGGTTGGCTGTCTCGCCAGATCCTACCGGACACTTGCGAGGAGGACGTCCTCACGCGATGGGCTGCGATGAAAGCCGTGCCCAGGACTCCCGCAACGAGTGCATCCGGCGGCGTAATGATGCGGGGCGCGGTCGGTTCGATTCTTGATGCCGGCGCCTTACTCCAGACACAGGACGGCCGGCAGTACGCCACGACTCAAACGGTCATCTTCGCATCCGACCGTGAGACGGTGCCCGTTCGCGCGGCGGTACCCGGAATCGCAGGTAATGCGCCTGCCGGCACCGCTCTTTCCTTGGTGTCTCCGAATGTCGGCGTACAAGACCAAGGGGAGGTGGCGGCCGGAGGGCTGGCGGCCGGGACAGACGAGGAGCGGCTCGAAGCATGGCGCGCTCGAGTGATCGCGGACTTTAGGCGCGTACCGCATGGCGGAGACGAGGAGGACTACGAGAATTGGGCGATGGAGGTACCCGGTGTGACGCGCGCGTGGGCGCGCGGAAACTACCTGGGGTTGGGCACCGTCGCGGTGTTCTTCGTTCGGGACAATGATCTCGATCCCATACCGGGCGCGGGGGCAGTCGCCGCCGTCCTGGCGCATCTTGAGTCGAAGCGGCCTGTCACGGCAGAGGCCTATGTATTCGCTCCGAAGCCGCTGCCGGTCGAGTACCGGATCGCGCTGACGCCCGACAGTTCGACGCTTCGCGCAAGGGTTGAGGCATCGCTTCGCGACTTGCATCTGAGGGAGGGGGACCTTGGGCAACGGCTCCTCTGGACTCACATCGGTGAGGCGATCAGCGGGACGCCAGGCGAGGAGGATCATCGCCTGGTGGCGCCAGTGGCCGACGTGGTGCCGGCCGCAGACCAATTGCCGACGTTTGGGGGTGTGGAATGGCTGTGAGGTCGGGGCAGGATTATCTCGCGCAGCTCTTAACACTCCTTCCGCCTGGCCCTGCTTGGGACGCCGAGGCAGTACCGGAGCTGGTCAAGGTGCTAGAAGCGTTCGCCCAGGAGTTCGCCCGCGTGGACGCGCGCGCCGACAGTCTGCTCGGCGAGATGGTGCCTTCTGGGGTGCGCGATTTGTTGCTGGACTGGGAGCGAGTGCTCGGTTTGCCTGATCCTTGCCTCGGCGCTGACGGTGGATTCGCCGAGCGCAGGGCGGAGGTCGTGAGGCGCTTCGGGGAGGTTGGCCGGCAGGATCCGCTTTACTTTGTGGAGATCGCACGCAAGCTCGGTTATCCCGACGCCTGGGTGGAAGAATACAGGGCGCCCCGGTTCGGGCGGTCGTTTTTTGGCCAGGGCCGATTCGGCACCCGGCAACAGCAGTTCCTGTGGAAGCTTCATCTCGGCGCGCGCCGAGCTGGCGGGGCGCGGTTCGGCGTTACGCAGTGGGGTGAGCGCTTCGGCGCCAACCCTAACAACATCATTGAGTGCATTGTGCGGCGCTACCAGCCTGCGCACACGCACGTCATATTCGAGTACCAGTGAGGAACGCATGGATTATCCGAAGAGTGTCCCGGGCGTAGGCCTGGTGAATGGTAAGTTTGTCAACGAAGACCCTATCGCGGGCCGTGCGGGGTCGTTGATTCCTGCTGAGTGGGGGTGTGCGGTCACCGACGAGCTTCTGGCGGTCATCGGAGCGGCGGAACTAGAGTTAAGCGAGGCGGACAATGGTCAGGTGATAAAGGCCATAAACATCCTCATCGACCGCGCCGCAAATGTTCCCGGGCGCCTTCTTCGGACGTCGGTGTACCGCAATTTTTCCGGCACGCAACAGGTCAGCGTCGACGGTGGGGCGTTCAGCGCGACGGGAGGGACCACGTTTTCGTCATTGCCTGCCACGTCGAAAGTTCGAGTACGCATCGTTAGCGGTGGCGGTGGCGGTGGTGGGACGGAGGGAAACGGCACGGGCGCTCGAAGCACGGGTGGTGGTGGCGGAGGTGGCGGGCATGCCGCTTCTATCTTGGATGCTCCGCTGTCTGCGATCCCCGTTACCGTCGGCGCGGGCGGGGCTGGAGGCTCGGCAACTGGCGCGGGTCAGGGAGGGACAGGTGGTACCAGCTCCTTTGGTGCATTGCTAACTGCGACGGGTGGGGCGGGTGGCGCTAAGGGACTCACTACGACGGGGTTCCCATTAATAATCTTCGGAGGAACCGGAGGCTTTGGATCGCTGGGCAACCTTTTGACCGGGCGCGGCGGAAACGGGGGGGATGGCTACACCCTGTCCGCAGCCATCGGAGTGAGTGGTGAAGGCGGCTTTTCGTCCATCGGACAGGGTGGCGGGAAAACCGGGATCACTACGGGAGACACAGCGAGCACGCCAGGAGGCGGCGGCGGCGGCGCTGCTGCTGCGCCGAGTTCGGGGGGATTCAATGGTGGTGCCGGTGCCGCCGGCGTTGTGATCGTAGAGGAGTACTCGTAATGCGAACCTATGCCAGGATTGAAAATGGTGCGGTGGTAGAAGTTATCACCCCGCTTCTGTACGACGATGGAACCGAAATCCCTATTGAGCTGCGGTTCCCGCCGCACTTCTTGGAAACGCTGGCGGACATAACGGGCCGAGAGCCTATGCCGGCGGAATTTTGGGCCTACGACGGAGGGCTATTCTCGCCACCTAAGCCTTAAACGCCATATTAGCGGCCCGCAATTGCGGGCTTTTTTTTGAGCATCCAACGCTTCGGCATCCCTCGCGGCTGGGTATGCCGACTAGCCGCCAGAAGAAGAGGCGGCTTTTTTACGCCCGCACGGGAGAGAGTAATGGCACGACTGAGCGAGAAGGAGGCGGGGGGCCGCAATGTCCTCGCCTTTTTGGACATGCTGGCGGTATCGGAGGGGACGGACGACGGCCGGCAGCCGACGAACGACAGCGGCTACGACGTCCTTGTGGGCGGCATGCTGTTTACCGGCTATGCCGAGCATCCGAATGTGCTGGTCAGGTTGAGCCCCACGTTGGCGTCTACTGCGGCGGGGCGCTACCAAATTCTGTATAGGTATTGGCGGCATTACCGCGCGTTGTTGACATTGCCTGATTTCGGGCCCGAGTCTCAGGATCGGTACGCAATCCAGCAACTCAAGGAGCAACGCGCCATTTCCGACATCCAGGCAGGCCGATTCGATCAGGCCGTCGCGAAGGTTCGGAACCTCTGGGCCAGCCTGCCGGGGGCCGGCTACGGTCAGCACGAGCAGAAAATTGAACGGCTACGCGAGGCATACGTGCGCGCGGGCGGCATCCGGGTGGGGGAGTGATGCAGCTTCCTGAAGACTTGGCCGGAGGCGGGATCGGCGGCTGGATTGGGGCCATTGCCGCCACCGTGGTCGGCGGTGGCCTGATGTTGCGGCGCTGGCTCTCTAAAGACTCCGTGGAGCGCGCGGGAGACGAGGCGCGAGTTGAGGTGATCGAAATGCTAACCACGCAGCTTGCGGTCGCCAATGCGCGTGCTGACACCTTTGCAAAAGAGCGCAATGACGCGTACCGGGAGGTGGCGGACCTGCGCGAGAAGGTGGCGCGCCTGGAAACGCGAATGGAGCATATGCATGCACGACTGGAGATGATCAATGCCAATCCGAATTCGTAAGGCGATCGACTGCCTTTACCGCAAGCACGCGAGGGCGCTGAGCGTCGTTGAAGGCTGGTTTCTGCTGTTCTTGGTGGTGGGAGGGAGTTTCGCGACTGGACATGCCGTAGGGCTGTCCCGCGCTGACCTGCAGGTAGCGAACCAGTCTGCGATGCACCAAGCTGAGCAGCAGCGCCTGATGAATATCAACCGACAGCTCATGCTGATCATTGACGAGCGCCTACCCGCGATTACCAGCACGACAGCGCAGGCCGCTGAGAAGGTCGAGCGAGCAGCTGACGCAGCTCACGGGGCCATTCAAGCAGCCAAGGGAGCCGCCAGTAAGGCCGGAGCGGCTGCCACTAAGGCAACGGCCGCTGCCAAATCTGCCAGCACTGTGGTGCGCAAGGTAGAGGAAGTGTTGTCTCCGCCGGCACCCCACGCGCCCGCGTCCGTGCCTGACTGGTTGAACACGCCATGATCGCCGCCGCCTTCAAATCGCTGACAGGCTGGAAGGGCTACGCGGTTGCGGCCCTGGCCGGGGGGCTGTTGCTCGGCGGGGCTGCTTGGAAGGCCCAAGGCTGGCGCGGCGCAGCCACGTTAGCGATGGTTCAGGCCGATTACGCGCGTGAGCGAGAGGGCCACGCCCAGGCCTCAATGGCCGCGATTGAAGCGGCTCGAACAGAAGAAAGGCGGCGCACTGCTGCCGTGGAGAAAGTTCGTGAGACTGCAACGAAACAAACCTCTATCGCAGTGGCTGATGCTATTCGCGCTCGTGACGAGCGCGACCGGCTGCTCGTCCGCGCCGACACTCTGGCTCGCGCCGCAGCCGATCGAGATCCCGCCGCTGCCGTCGGAAGCACGGCAGGATCTGACGCCGTCGATCTGCTCGCCCACATGCTCCGACGGGTTAGCCTCCGAGCTGAAGAACTTGCAAGAATTGCAGACCGTGCGCGCATCGCAGGACTGACCTGCGAGCGAGCGTACGACAGTCTCAGGTAGCAGTCGGAGCACATGACATTCGCTCGACTGGTAAATCCCAGTAAATTATCGAGCGTTTTTGTTATCATCCAGGCCAATTCTATTAGCGGGAGGGCTAAGGCATGGGCTGGTTAGATTATTTCACCAAGGCGCAGGATTACGTGGGTTTTGACCAGGCGCTGGAAGATGTGGCGGCCGCTACGAAGGATGGAAATATTCCTGAAAACTGGCGCGACGTCACCAGGCATAAAGCTTGGTTCGATCGCCCAGATGCGCTCGCTCATGTCGAAACGATGCGCGCGCAGATGAACCTCTCCGACGAGCAGTCAACACTGTTGCGTCATTGGGTAACTGACGGGTATGTCGTGCTGGAAAAGGCGATTCCTGAAGCCGACATTGACGGCACGGTGGACTTTATTGAGAACCTTTTTACGACCGATATTGCGAACCCGAATATTTCCCTTCTCGGCTACACCCTGGACCCGAAGGGGAAGCCTGGCGCCGTCCCTCATTCTGAGGTGGTGAAGCTCACGCCGGCAGAGCGTCAAGCTAACGCGCGTATCAGCCCTTGGAGGATTCACGAGCTGTGGACCCAATGCGACGCCGCGAAACGGATATATCAAAACCAGGCGCTTACGGACCTCTGTTCACTGATTTTTGATCGCCCGGCATATCCGCGCTCAACGATCAATTTTTACTTGGGCAGCCAGCAAGAGCTGCACCAGGACATGACCGTCTTCCATGTCTTTCCCGGGAATTACTTGATTGGGGCGTGGGTAGCATTGGAAGATATCTCCGCTGATAGTGGCCCTCTACGCTTCGCGCCGAAAACGCATTTGGCGCCACCCTACAAGAAGTTCAAACACCACCCCCAAACCACGCTAAGAACCAACCCGCTCTCCGATTACGCCGGCTATTACAGGTATACCAACCAGCTTGCAAAGAAGCAGGGCGGAGCGAAACCCTTTTTGGCTAAAAAGGGAGATGTATTCCTGTGGCACGGAATGCTGGTTCATGGCGGTAGCCCGGTGAACAATCCGGCATTTACCCGCAAAAGCATGGTGATCCATTACTTAACGGAAGGCGTCGACCAGACAGCTAGGATCACCGGCCCCTTTAATTGGGAGTGACTTCGTTCGGCGTCTCTAGCGGGGCGCCATTCCCTTGCGCAGCTTGGCCGGCGTTTGTATGAGGGCATCCACAATGTCGTCGCGCTCCCGCACGCAGGGCTCCGCAGCCAGCCGAGCCAGGAGCTCGTCGTAGATGTCGCCAATCAGGCCTGTGGGGCGCTTCAGATCGTTGGATACCTGGTGCCAGCGCAATAGCTCGGAGCGCATGCGCTTGACTTCCCATAGCAGGGTGATCACATCGGAATTCCAGGGCTGGCGCTCGCGGATGGTCTGGAGTTCGGAGTGGGTGAGGGGGGGTTTGAACGTCATGGCGGAAAACACTGGTTGAATAAACAGTATATTCCGCCTTTATAGGGGTCACACCATCGGCGTGGCGACAAGCCGATCATGTGGGTAGGGCACCAGAAAATCCCGGCTTTGCTCGGCGGTGGCCGTCAGCCAATCGCCGTAGGCACCCTCGGGCAGAATCACGAGCATCCGCTTTTCCTTGCCGGTCTGGTGGTAGTCGCGGAACAGTGGGTCTTGATCGGCGTTGATGGTGAGCATGGTGTAGCTCTCCAGCCATGCGCCCGTCGCGTCGCGGTAGCGGTCCCACAAGCCGGCGATGCCCAGAGGCGCGCCGTCGGCCCGGGTGAAGCGGGTGGCTACGGCCTTTCCAGAGCGCCAGTCAGGCTCGAAGATGGCGTCGGCGGGGATGATGCAGTGCTGCGCCCGGCGCCAAGCGTTGCGGAAGGTGAAGGCGTTGGCGACGCGATCGTCGCGTGCGTTGAACGTGGACAGCTTCTCAGCGCCCACCAGGCTGTCAGGCGTGGTTGAGGACGAGATGAGGCCCCAGCGTCCTAGGACCGATTCACGGTCCGCCAC